GATTGATGCAAAAGTTCCTAGCCTTCAAAAAACTTATGCTAAAAAATTTGCTGAAATGGCGGTGGCATAATGAAAGCACTATTAACCGCACTATTAATCGCACTCCCGATCATAGCGGTCGGGGGTGAATCACTCAAACTTCGATATAACTATATTCAAAAAGAATGGCATTATGCACCCGCATCAGCCAAGCTTAAATATAATTATATTCAAGACAAATACGAATTTGTTGCACCTAATTCAAAACTCAAGCATAATCCGCAAAGTAATAGTTATGAATATGTTCAAACACAAATTGATCCATATAAATCTGATATAGGAGCTGAATAATGAGTAAAGATACCAAGCTTGCAATCATCTATGCTATTGCTACATTTTCTTATTTTGCAATAGTCCTTTATATTTTAACGCCAATGGTTATGGATTGGATGGGTAAATAAATGTTGCCAAAACAAGAAGATGGGTTTAAAATACCCATAAATCAACAAGTTACGGGAGCTAATATGGCTGACCAGCAACGAGAGATGCAACACAAGATTCATATTCGCACTATGATGAATCCTGATCCTGATTTTTTAGACCTTGAATCTCATATCTCTTTACAAGAGTTAATTGAGTATCATATTACTTTTAATGCTGAAAGATTTTCAGACTTTTATGAAGACCTTACAATTCAGAATCAAGTAAAAAATATTATCTATGATCGCGAAGATGATAAAATTGGTCGCATTAAAGATTTATACGATGCTGAAATTAAAAGTGTTGCAAAGTTTATAGCTGAAAACTATGAAACAAATAGCTTTGCTAAATGGGCTTATGAAGATACAATATCGCATGTAATTTAACGAAACTTTTTAGGACAAGACAAGATGAAAACTTCCGAAAGCATCAAACAGATAGCTGAAGCTTTAGTATCCGCGCAAAAAGAAATTAGATTTGCCGCTAAAGATTCTACTAATCCTCATTTTAAATCCAAGTATGCAAATATCAATTCAATTATTGAAGCGGTTAAGAAGCCACTCAATGATAATGGCATTGCTATACTTCAATCTTTAAGCCCATCAGACGACAATAAGCTTCATCTTACTACTCGTTTACTCCATAGTTCGGGTGAATGGATTGAGGATACTGCCGTCTGTCCTATTCAGAAACAAGATCCACAAGGATTAGGATCAGCGATTTCTTATATTCGCAGATACTCTATATCTAGCCTTTGCGCTCTTTATGCCGATGATGATGATGGTCAATCCGCAGCTCTTAATGCGGCAGACTATCTTCAAAGAATTGCTCAATCACAATCATTAGAAGAACTCCAGGCAAATTATAATTTTGTGATGGGTGAAGTTAAGAATGATCGAACCTTATCTAAAATGGTTATTGAAGCTAAAGATAAAAGAAAGGCGGAGCTATGATTGACGGATTAAGAAACTCTAATTTTTTTGGTGTTGAATTAAAGTATTTAGATTCAGAACTTATGGCAATAGAAGCTCGCAAAACAAAGGTGGAAATGCTTAAAAGAGAGCTAGGTGATAAATATATTCTAGCTCCACTTTATGGCAAACTAAAGAATCAAAGACTATGAATGGCGCTTATTCTTATAAAGAAAGAAATAATGTCGTTAATATAGCCGAAGTATTGTTTGAAGCTTATTGCGCTACTAAAGGTTATTTTTATAGAAGGTTAGGTTTTGATGAGAAGAATGATCCAATTCCTAACTTTTATGACTTAAATACTTTTATTAGAAATATGCCTGATTTTTATATTAATAATAATGGTAAAGCTGGGTTAATAATGGTTAAGGGAACTGCCAATATTAAAGCTTCAGAAATTAAAATGCTTCCGATGTTTATGGAATGGTATAGCTCTGAAAAATGCCCTTTGCTTTATGCTTTTTGTTTTAAAGATCACAAACCTTTATTGCTTCATCCTGACAGATTAATAAGTCTTTATGAGCAATCAACCGATCAACAATGGCACGATGGCGTAACTTATAGAAACTTAAATTTAAACAAGGAAACTACATGAAATTAGAAGAAAGAATTATTAGGGATGTAATTCAGGGATCAGAAAAATGGCAAGCGCTCCGCATCGGGAAGATAGGCGGTAGCCGTATTGCAGATTTGCTTACTGAAGGCAGATCAGGTGGCGAATCATTAACCCGTAGAAAATATAAGAATGAGCTTATAAGGGAAAATTTAACACAAAAAAAATTAGATACTTGGAAATCACCCGCGATGATAAGAGGTATAGAACTTGAGCCATTGGCTCGTTCTTGGTATGAAGTTAAGCATAATGTTTTTGTGGATCAAGTAGCTATCGTTAAACATCCTACAATTAAAAATGCTCAATGCAGTCCTGATGGAATTGTATTTGCTGATAAGCCATATTTAATTGAAATAAAAGTGCCTGATCCGCAAAACCACTTGGACAATTATTTAACAGGCGGCAAACAATTAGAACAGTATTACGATCAATGTATGTGGCAATTAGCCTGCATGCCTGAAATGGAATTTTGTGATCTTATTTCTTTTGATCCCGAACTTACAGGATTAGAAGGATTTGTGAAGCGTATTTATCGAGATGATGAGTATATTAAAATGATGGAAGATAAGGTGATCTTATTCTTACAGGAAATAGAAACTACTGTAAATAACTTAAAGGAAATACAAAATGGCAATAACCCATGATTTAATCGCTAAAACAGGCGAATATGTAAACAAAGATGGCGAAACAAAAGCTCGCTGGACTAAAGTTGGAGTTGCAATGTCTAATAAACAAGGCGGAACTTCACTTCTTATTGAATCTATTCCTGTCAATTTTGACGGCTGGGTAACAATGAGAGAACCTCAACCTAAAGATGGTGCAGGATCAGAAAGTAAAGCTGACCTACCATTTTAATGATTTTACTGATGGCATAAGTTTTTATATACAACATAATTAACTTGCAACATTTATTAATTAAGGAGTTTATTATGGCTTGGACTAAACCATCAGCTACAGAAATGAGATTTGGATTTGAAGTGACGATGTATATTTGCAATCGTTAATTCAAATAGGGTGAATAGCGTTCTTCAGAAAATCGGTATTTACCAATAATTAAGGGGCTTAAAATGCCCCTTTTTTATTAAAGTTTCATGCAAATTGTTTTCATTCTTTTGTATATAAATCAATTACTTGAGTGAAAACGGATGTAAAGTATATTTTACATTGATATGATATGGTATCAATTATGAGATTATTTAATGTAGTGATCGCCTTCTGAATTAATGCCTATAATATTTACTTTATCTTCATCCCAAGCAGTTGTTTCATCAGAATCATAATAGCGTTCTTCATAAAGCTTATTTTCTTTCTTACCCCAAATGCGCTCATAATTATCATCATAAACTTTCTTTTGTTTAAGCTTTGTTGTTGATCCCTTACCTGCTTCGCTATATTTACTTGCCATAATTTTCTTTCACCCAATTAGAAAAGTTAATTAAATCTGCTTCATCAGCATTGTGCTTCATGGTATTAGCTTTAGATGATATTACTTGAATATTGCCTTTTGTGTAACCTTTAGAATTATCTATTCTATCAAGGCTAGGGCTAAAATCTCTATTTCCATCAATCGATTTTTTTAAAGGAAGTCCAAGAATAGGACATATTTCAGGAATAATAATGTCTGATACTTCTATATCAAACGGAATTTTTTTCATTTTGGAGCGGTAGAGGGCTTGTTGGAATAAATTCTTTTCTCGATTGTTTGCTTTCCAATCTCTTAAATATTGACATCTATTACTCTTATTTTTTAATGGCATAATCTATTTTTTAATTTTAGAGCGCGCCCATTCATAGATTCTAATGCAATACCAAATTATTGACAGAAGGGCTGCAATGGCAGGTAATAATTTCATTATTGCGCCAAAAGCCGTAAGTCCCGAAACTGTATCTAATACATGCTTCGTATGTTCTTGCATATCCATGTTATTTCTTTCTACTAATTAATAATATTGCGTTCAAGAGCAGCGAAAAGACTGTCGCTAGAAGATATATAGCAGATAGAGCCACAAGATAGTAAAATAACCAAATAATTTTTACCATTGTAGTAATCAGAGCCAATATCTTTGATTGTTTTATTTTGTAGAAAGTCGAAGATGTCATCGATGGTTTCATAGGAATCTTGCATTTAAACTTTCTATCACCATTTCAGGACTGACAAATTTAT